TGGCAAGTTGGACTAAGGTCTGATGGAAAGCTTAAGTACTTAGGTATTTTTAGAGATGAGAAAGAGGCAGCGTTAAAATATAATGAAGCTGCTAAAAAATATCATGGTGAGTATGCCATTTTAAACGAGGTGGTATTATGATATCAATTTATACAAATACACCTAAACAAATGAATGGATGTAGAAAATTAGTCGTCAACCTTTTTAAAGGATTAAATGAATTAGGTATTAACTTTCTAGAAAACCTATCAGGAACCCAAACGGGTGCTTTACATGGCGCAATAAAAAAATTAAGGGATAAAGACCTACCAGAGAATACATTAGTAGGCTGTGAAATTATGGTATTACCCACAGACATGCCGGATATGTGGGGATATTATAAAAACTGGTGCCAACCATCTCAATTTGTCGTTGATTATATGAAAACATTCAAAGAGTGTAAAGATACTAATTTCTATGTATGGCCTGTCGGTATCGATACTGATGAGTTTAAACCCGATATTAAACTTATAGAGCGAGATTGTCTTATCTATTATAAGAACGTAACCAAACAAACTCCTGAAAGTAAAATTGACGAAGCAATAAAAGAATGTGAAGTAAGAGGATTAACCTATAAAGTTATTAAATACGGTAGTTATAATGAGGATGAGTTTAAGCACAGTATAAATACCTCTAATTTTGCCATTTGGTTAGCAGGCACAGAAAGCGAGAATATAGCCTTAATGGAAGCACTATCAATGGATTTGCCTATTTATGTTATAGATGAAACAGAGTTTAAATATAATAACTTCATTTGGCAGGGTGCTACATCGGCACCATATTTTGATAATTTTTGCGGAATGAAAGAAAAGAATTATGATAGATTGGACGAGTTTATGTTTGATACCCAAAATATACATAGCCCGCGTCAATACATATTAGATAATCACACTTGTGCAATGGGAGCTCAAAAATACATTGATATACTAAAGGAGTGCAATTGACTACTACGAACCCCTGGAATGAAAATATAGAAGCATTTGAAAACAGCATTAAGGAAAATGGATATAAGGACTTTATAAGAAACCCCACAATACAAAAAACTATGTTTGTTGGTGAAGGAGAAACAACCATAAAAGAATATCAATCTATAGTTAAAAATAAACATTGGGATGATACATGGAAGGAAGCTATAAAAGACGAAGGAAAAGGAAATCCGGAGCGGTTTTCATTAAATACGTCTACGTCAGGTAATTATATTCATTGTGCGTTTCATTTAAGTCAGTTCGAAGAGTACCACAAAGTGCAAGTAAAAGATTTAGATTTTATTATGGAAATAGGTTGTGGATACGGTTGTATGTCGAAAGTATGCAGGCAGGCAGGATTTAAAGGTACTTATATTTTATTTGATTTGCCAGTGTTTAGCAAATTACAGGAATATTATTTAGAAGATGTAAAGAATATATTTATATCTGATATAGGTGAATTACTTAATATTATACTTCCAGAAAAGAAATCAATGTTTATATCTACATGGGCACTTTCAGAAATGCCGACTAACTACCGAACTAAGATTTTAATATTAGCTCCAAAGTTCAGTAATATATTATTAGCCTATCAGTGTGAGTTTGAGAAAATGGACACGGAAACATATTTCAAAGAATGGAGTAAAAAACAGAAAGCCCATACATTTGTTATAACGGAAACAGTCGACACTAACCATAGATACTTATTTGGTAGGAACTTTTATGAGTGACTGGAGTATACAACCATCAGATAGACAATATATTGAGTATTTATTTGAAGGCAATTATTGTAAATCTAATTACCCTATAATTCAATGGGATAGTGTTGGAGGTAGAGACCCGGAAAAATGGTTATTTTTAGATGAAATATACGTCAGGTCAGCTCATAACTACGATACAGAAATATGGAAATTCTACAAGGGTATAATGACATGGAATAGATTAATTTATAATAGATACAAAGATCAATTTAATATGATATTTTTGCCGATAGTTCCATACTTAACAAAGTTTAATTTTACCGATGCAATACCATATGATGATAAAATAGACGGGGCTTGTTTAATTGCAACTTCATTTCCTCAGTCATTCCAAAACGACTCAAAGCAACAAAGATATGATTTATGCTATGAGCTATCAAAAGCCGGAAAAGAAGTTAATATTTTTGGATGCAATAAGTTTCCTGATTACATAAATGATAATTATCGTGGTGGTTGCGGTTCTAAACTATTAACAACTAGCATGCATAAGTTCGCTATTGGATTTGAAAATTGTAATCATTACTATTGGGCTCATGATTTAGTTGGAGATAAGATTTACGATTGCTTCGCAGCCAAAACTATTCCTATCTATTTAGGGGCTCCAAATATACACGAAAAGCCAATACCAAGAAACCTATACATTGATTTTAGAGATTACAACATTCATACACTAATAGAAAAAATGGATAGTTATTCAAAAGCAGAATATGAGGATACTGTAAACGAAGCATCTGAGTATTATAAAACATTAGATTTTAAAAGCGGATATATTGATATATTGGAGAGTATAAAATGAATGATTTAACAGTAGTAATTTTTAGTAAAGATAGAGCTTGCCAATTACATTTATGCTTAACTTCGCTTATAGAAAAGTTTGACGCACTTATATATATAAATGTTCAATACACCTCAAGCAATGATGAATATGAAAAAGGATATATGGATTGTGCTAAAATATTTGACTCAGTGGATTTTATTAGAGAAAACGACTTTCAATCGATGTGTAAAAACATATTGGAAACGGTTAATACACCATATATATTATTTTTAGTTGACGACGATGTTTTTATTAATGCTATAACAGAAAAAGAATATTGCGAAATGACTAACATACTTGATATAACAGATAATATCCACTGTGGAAGCATTCGAATGAATAAGACTGTTAATAAATGTTATCCTGCTAATAATAAAGATATGGAAATACCAATATTACTTGAATACGGTAACCTATTTAACTGGAATTGGACAGAGGCAAAAGATCAACATACATGCTGGGGGTATCCCATGTCAATGACTGCCCATATTTATAAGTCAAATGAGATTATTCCTTTAATACAAAAAGGAAAGTTTAATAATGTAAACAGCCTTGAAGCATTCATAAACGCCAATAGATTTAGAAATAAACATTATATGGTATCATTTAAAGATAGTAAAGTATTTAACGTACAGAATAATTTTGTACAGGGAAATAGAGTAAATGAACATAGCTATACAATCGAGTGGCTAAATGAGCAGTATATGAACAACAAAACAATATCAACAAAAAACATTTACGGGTTAAAAAGAAATGCCTGTCACGGCACTATTGAATATATAATGGAGTGAACAATGAGAACTTGTAGAGTATGCAAAGAGCAATTGTGACAAATATAAAGAGAACACTGGTGAGTTTAAAGATGGCAGACTGGAATAAGAAAAAATATTAATTATAAGCGAGAATTAACAGATGGGTAAACATAAACTAACTCCTAAAGAAAATCTATTCATACATAACTATTTAACTAATAATTTTAACGGGACTCAGGCAGCAATAAGTGCCGGATATAGCAAAAAATCAGCTTACGAATTAGCAAGCAGGTTGTTGAGAAAGGTTGAGGTTATAGAAGGCATCAAAAAGGCATTAGACGACACCATAGGCAAGTATAAAAACACGTTACATTATGAGATATTACACACCTATAGAGTAAGGGCATTTTACGACCCGTCCGACATTATCGACGAAAACGGGGGCTTGATAGTTAGTGATTTAAAAGAACTCGGAGACTTGACCAAATGCATTGAGGGAATTGAAACAAAGCCCGGAACTAATGGGGAAAAGATACATAGGGATGATGAAAGAAAAATTAAACTATGCGATAGAGAAAAAGCCCTTGACCAACTATCTAAATATATGGGTATGATGAATTTACAGGTTGAACATACCGGAAAAGACGGTCAACCGATTGAAGTATGCCTAACTAAGAAAGACCTTATTAAAATACGTAAGGATATGATTAAGGAGGACGATGTATGATAATTTGTAGATATAGCACCGATAACTTTATAGAACATATAAGACGTAAGTTAACTTACCACGAAATAAAATATCTTAATGAAAAATATGGTATATCGGAAAGAGTAGCGGAACAAATGGTTGAAGGTTATAGAAAATAATAAATGACACCTGAACAAAAAAGAATAGGTACTATTTCAAGTCGTAGATGTGAATGTGAGGAGTCGTTTGAGTATTTTGTTAGATACTTCTTCAAGGTGAGATACGGCCAAAAGATGATAATAGGCCAACATCACAAAGTATTCTTTGACGTTATACAGAAAGTATTTAACGGAACAATTAAACGCCTCATTGTCAACGTACCTCCCGGGTACACTAAAACTGAAATATTTATAATTTCCTTCGTGGCTTGGGGTTTAGCTATTAATCCACAGGCCAGATTTATGCATTTATCGTCAAGTGATGCATTGGCACTAGAAAACTCATCTAAGACTCGGGAATTAATCAATACGGAAGAGTACCAATTATTATGGCCTATACAGATGAAAGATGATAGCGATAGCAAAAAAAAGTGGTGGACTGAGCAAACTGGCGGTATGTACGCGGGGTCTGCAGGTGGTCAAGTAACCGGGTTTAGAGCAGGCCACATGTTTGAGGGCTTCACGGGTGCTATGTTACTTGACGACCCGAACAAACCAGATGATGCATTTTCAATAGAATTAGAGAAAACAACCAGACGTATAAACAACACCGCTAAATCAAGGCTAGCACGTGAGGACATACCAATTATTAACATACAACAACGCATTGATAAAAATGATGTATCAGGATACCTATTAAAAGGTGGTACGGGTGAGAAATGGTATCATATTACATTACCGGTTATTATAGATAACAGTGACGAATATCCAGAGGCATATACGCATGGAATACCAATAAAACATAATCTACCTAATGGTTGGCTGTGGCCCCATAAACATAACGATAATCATAAGTTATCATTAATGTCACATAAGTTAACATTTTTTAGTCAGTATATGCAACAACCTGAAAAGATAGATATTACGGGGGCTTTATGGACTCAGAATGTAATAGATAATTATAGATTGCCTAACCTTCCTAGATTAAAAATATTCACATTTGCGCAAGGTGTCGATCCATCAGGTGATAATGGTAAATCAAAAACGGCCGATATGATAGGCGATGTTATCGGAGCAGTGGACCAATACGGAGAGTACTATGTGCTAAATGATGGCACTATGAATGGGAGCCCTCAACAATGGGCCACAAGCGTTATAAATAATTACCACAATTTTGACGTATCCATGTTAATATATGAAAAGAACTTTGGCGGGGCTATGGTAGAACATACGCTTAGAACTGTAGACGGTGGCGACATTGTCAAAATGATGGAAATAACGTCAAGCCGTGGTAAGTTAATTAGAGCCGAGCCGATTAGTGCATTATATGAACAAGGCAAGGTTCACCACGTAGGACACTTTCCAGAGCTAGAAAATGAGATGTGCACGTTTAATGGCACGGGTGATAGTCCTAACAGAATGGACGCGCTTGTGTTTATGCTTACATATCTACATGACTATGTGGCAAATAGTTCATTTGGTGCCCTTGGAAGTGCTGATGAATATATGTAATAGGAGATAATATGAAAATCAGTGTAATTGGAAATGGAAAACTATCAAAGAAATACGGAAAACAAATAGATAAATCTGATATAGTTATCCGGTTTAATCAAGCGGTTACAGATGGCTATGAGTCGTATGTAGGCAAGAAAACAACCATACTCGCATTAGTTGGTGAAACATCATTGTCATACACAAATGGTATACAGAAAGTTAGTAAAGATTTATTGACTAAATGTTCAACGATATGGTTTTCAAGTATCAAGCCGAATAAGGGATATGAGGATTTGTTACGGTTGAAGTCAGGAAAGATTTCCTTACTAGAAATAATATACATCGGGTTTGATTGTTATAAAAACTTATGTAAGAAGCTGATTAAAACATTCTATTTTGATAAACATCCGAGTACTGGTATAAATACAATATGTGCTGTACTTGATACTTATAGTGTTTTTAAAGACAACTCACTCAAATTAGATATATACGGCTTCGATAACTTTAAAACTGGACACTACTTTAATAATGAAAAGCGTAACAATAAAGCATTTCATAACTTAGACTATGAGGCGGTAATATTAGAGTACCTTAAAAATTATAAGAACATTTCAATATATAACTAATGGATAAAATATGCGTTGGTGATTATGTAATAGGAAATGAGGAAAAGAAAGCCGTTAACAATGTACTTGACAGCGGACGCATATCTGAGGGAAAATGTGTTAAAGAGTTTGAAAAGCAATTCGCTGAGATAATAGGCCGTAAATATTGCACGCTTGTTAACTCAGGTACGTCGGCATTAATAGCAGGACTTACAGCATTATTATATGATGATAGATACCCAAATATCAAGAAAGGATCAAAGGTCATTGTATCGCCTGTAACATATGTTGCTACTGTTAACGCTATTAAGCTTGTAGAAATGGAGCCGGTATTTGTAGACATTAACCCTATCACATTTGACATAATACCATATCAGATTGAGAGCGCATTAAAACTTGATAAGGACATATCTATTATATTACCTGTACACCTAATGGGGTACGCTTGCAATATGGAGTTGATAAATAAGATTGCTGATAAATACAATGTGGTAGTATTCGAGGACTCAGCACAAGCACACGGGACCAAGTACAAAGGAAAAAATACCGGCTCTATGTCTTTACTAGCTGACTTCTCTTTTTACATTGCACATAACATTCAAGTAGGTGAAATGGGGGCGGTTGTTACAGATGATAAGAAAATTAATAGCTTAGTTAAGAAGATTAAAACCAACGGGCGCATGTGCGAGTGCTCTGTATGTACTAGGTTAGATGGTAATTGTAAGCATAAAGACGATGACTACGACCATAGATTTAAACACGACATGATAGGGTATAACTTTAAAACAATGGAGTTTCAAGCTTCATTGGGATTAGTACAGCTAAATAAGTTTAATGATATTATCAATCGAAGAAAAGAAATAGTAAAGTATTTAAATGATGGATTGATAGGCGTAAATGATTTAGTTACATTACCAACCAGGACAGACGATACTAACTTCTTAGGATATCCACTTATATTAAATAAAAAATGTATAAGAACATATGTCTGTAGAGAATTAGAAAAGCTAAACATTGAAACGCGTCCTTTGTTTGGATGTATACCTACACAACAGCCGGCCTATAGCGAGTATAAAGAAAAGTACAAAGATATATTACCAAATGCCGACTATGTGGGAAATAATGCCTTTTATGTCGGATGTCATCAGTATTTAACGGATGATCAACTAGATTATATGATTGATAGCATAAAATCAGTATTGTGTAAATTACGTTGAATGTTTGCAATTTATTAGAATACATGCTATGATGACCATATAATTCATAGTTTATTAATAGACAAGGGTTAATTAATTGGACATATTTAATTCAAAAAAGATTGCAGCATTAGAAAAACAAATACAGGCTACAGAAGGCGCGCAAGCTAACATATTACTAGAGAGCCTATTAACCGGTACCGCGCTAAAC